CCCCAAAAACACTGACAGTTTTTGGGTTGTATTGAATTTTGCAGCCATCATGCCTCCAGTGCAGATAAGCGGGCGTCAATGCCACGCACGATAAATAAGGTCAACTCGTCGTAACGGAACGAATACCGGTCACCAGCCTCCGGCCGGCCAGTCACCTCGTTATCCGAGCCCTCCCAGGCGTCGTAGCAGATGAACCCATAGGCAAACGGGTCTAATCCATGCAGCCGCATTACCTCGATAGCGCGTTGGACTGTCAAGCCTATATGCGCGCGCGCTGCATCACCCTTGGCGGCCACAGACGCTAGCCACTGATAAACACCAATCTCCCGGCTTAGCTGCGTTGCGGCCCGAATTTCGGCTATGTTGAACTCCCGAACTTCTGTTTTTTCGCGGGCATCCGAGGTACTGATAGTCCCAGTCCCCGCGTAGACCACTGACCACCGGAAAGCTGCGGTGCCGAGGAGTATGCTGTTATCGGAATTTGACCGAACATTTGTTGGATCAACGGTGAACTTGCCTACCCCCCCAATAGCAGCTACAAAACCGGCGGTTGCATCGGCGACGGCGTAAGACGAGTTGGTATACCAAGATGCCGCACCAGTGGTAAATTTTGTTGCACCAAGGACTCCTGTAGATGGCACAAAAGTCAGCTTGGCGGAGGTGGTATTAATTGGGTTATTGCCCGTGTTTGCTGCCACAAACGTCGGGTACATGGCTGTGGCAGTCGCCGTATTGTTGGTGACTGCGACGTTCGTTGCATTGGCGGCTGTGCCTGTTGTGTTTTGGTTGAGCGTGGGGAATGTGCAGTTGGTCAGCGTGCCACTTGATGGCGTCCCAAGATCGGGCGTCACCAATGTCGGCGATGTCGCACGTACTGGGGCGCCCGAACCTGTGGCAGTCGTCCATACTGGCAGGGCCGATGCACCACCACCCACTAAGATCGCTGTTGTCGCGCCTGCTGTAAGCGTCTGCTGCGCACCTGTTGCTGTGGTGCCTGCTGCGATCAATCCGTATGCCGTGGTGCTGGTGGCTCTGCCTGTACCACCTTCTGCTACTGTCACCGGCGCGGCGTTGGTCAGCACTGTACCAGTTGCGGCGGGGAATGTGATAGCGCGCCTCGCTGGCGTTGGCGGTGGCAAAGGTGGTCACGCCGGTTGACGATCCCTTCATTGCCAACTTGCTGGGGTTAAAGGTCTTCAGCCCGGTTACTGACTGGATGCCAGTCAGTAACATGTCGCCCATACCCACCCTAACATCACCAGACCCCAGCAGTGATGTGCCGCCAACGGTCTTGATGTTGGTGCCGGAGACAAGAGTGTCTTGTTTGACACTCGGTGCAATACCAGCCCAGCTTGTCAAATCAGCGTCGTAGGCTTGTACGTTGGTGCCGATGACCAGCCCAAGGCTTGTTGGTGTCTGGTCACCTGTATTGGTGCCGGTTGATGTTCCCGACCCTGTTGGTGCTCCAACCATTGCAGCGCTGATACCACTTACAGTACCTGTGAACGTTGGAGACGCTAATGGTGCCTTTAGAATTAATTCATCATTTAATGACTTAAAATTACCATCAATTTCTAAATTTGAAAGTGGTGCTGCTTTAGCTGTTGTTGCACCAGGCGTTGATGCTGCAGTTGATGTCCGATAAAGAATGTTTGCCATCTAGTTCTCTTCTATGTTTAGCCATCTAGTTCTCTTCTATGTTTAGTTTATTTAATGAGGGCAATGTTTGCCATCTAGTTCTCTTCTATGTTTAGTTTATTTAATGAGGGCAATTCTTGGATGAGTAAGTAAAAATTGCGCGTATTTCTCATCAGACACTATAAATGCTTCAAGCAACGCAACTCGGTTTTTTAAATGTTCGACATCAGATTTTAAAGAATTTATAGTTTTTATATCCTCTTTTTTTCTTTTGTATGAATTTAACTCCGAATTATTCTTATTGATTAAAGCACCATTGTCTGATCGGTAAATACCAGAAATTTCTGTCTTTTCCATATTTTATTTTTGAAGTGCAATAACTTGAAGATCTGCAACTCTAGGAACTATGGCACCGTCTGAACTCATTAAGCCAATCTTAATCTCAAACTGTTTGAACCCGTCAAATGTATTACCATTATACGCATATTGTACAGATCCATTGACACCTATTAGATAGGCAGCTGGTACACTATATGCAAATGATATGAAATTATTTCTATTCACAGAAGAAGAATAGACATTGGCAGAATCTCTCACCAATTCAATCCAATTCTTAGTTCCTATACGATCAGAATCTTCATTGTGTTTAAATCTTGCCCAAACTTTAACATCAGTACCTTGTGGTATGTAAGAAGACAAAGTTACTATTAGATCTTCTGCATCCTGATCTTCCGCCAAAGTGATAACCTGACTAACATACTTATTGATCAAATCTCCACCTAGAGGATTTGTCTCATTTGTTGCGACATTGTTGACGACGTTGTTGATAAATATGCCACTGATTTTGCTATTATCTATGATTGGAGATACATAATTACTAGCACCACCAATACTACCACGGATCACCGCAGAGTATGCTCCAGCAAAATTAGCTTTTTCATCCGATTTAGAAAACAATGCAACCAAAGAATCAAATGTGAATGCCGTGTCTGGAATAGTAGTAATGAACGGCATTAAAGCGTCAGTAGTGGCAGACCGAGTTTGGAATTCATAATTGACGTCCATATTGTCGAACGCCAAATGATTAGGCTTAAATGTCACAACCGAATATGGATGCTTAACAAATGAATTTAAAGTCACCGAAATGCCCGAACTAATACCTTTCAATGTACAACCCTCAAAGAAGTCCCCATTGGAATTATTCAATATCAGAGTATAATTTTCACGGTCATATTTGTACAATTGTGCCAAACCAAAAGAACTTGAAGTAATGTTCGCTGTTATTGATTTAGAAACTGAATTACTATCTAAGATAGTAACAGCTGTGCCGACTATGAATTTTTCCAATTCACAGTGATCTGTATAGTACTTATTACCGTTGATAGAAAGCACATTGCCAATTAAGGATCCTTGCTGTATTTTATCTCCAACAATAATTGTACCACCAACAATGCTATTTAGACTTAAACACATTGAACCGTAAATATTTTCACCGATTGTATTAAAGATGAAAGCCGGAGGAGATACGTTAAAGAATTCATAGCCATCAATAGCATAATCAATGCTTGCGGCAGAAGAAGTATTGGTAAAATTAGCACGATTGAAAGTAACTTTCAGATCGATGTCTGGAACAATATCCCAGTTTAGGTTGTTGTTCGTGGTAAAAACATTACCGGTCAATTGTCTACCAGTGACTTGTTTGTTAGTAATAATATCGGTTTCACCAAGTCTGGAGATCCAGAAATAATAATCTGGATTTAGACCTTCTGTGTGAATAATGAATGCATATTGAGTATCATTCATCAAAAATACTAGTGAAGGAAATACCACCGTATGTGGAACTGTTGCATCATTTGTAGTTACTACTTCACTAGATTTATACCAAACTTCACTATAAGGCACCTGGGTTCTTGTAATACCACCAGAACTATCCATTTCACGAATTTCAAACCAAATACCCAAAGTTGGATGTTTCTCTTTGATAAACAAATCCACCGACGATAGAAAAACACCGCTTTCATTGCTAGGTACATCTACTTTAAAAGAATACGCCATACATGATGGACCTAGTACTTCTACTTTCTGTGGACCTACAGTTTGGATATTAGTAAGAACTGTATTCGTACGACTCTCGGATATCTGGTTGGTATATGGAATTGCGTATTTCGTCGAAATGATTGTGTTTTGTTTCTGAACGCTCAGACCAGAAGCGACAAAATATGATTTTGCATACGAAGTTGCATCAACCGAGTTGGTTGGATTATCGGTAATCATAATTTCTTTAGTACCGATTCTAAATCTCTTTCCAGAATCAGGTAATCTTAAGAATATAGATAATTCACCAGTAATGTCAGAACGAAGTTGAAGACCTTCTGTTGCCGGGGCCCCATTCAATCCGGAGTGGGTTATAACATTACCGCTTCTTGTACCTTGAGTACAGTAGGCTGACATGTCTTCACCATCAAAGAATACATAGTATTTAGTATTCGCCTTAAGACCCTGAGCAAATAGCTGCAAAGTCTGTGGTCTAATGTACGGAATAATTGATATATCGGTTACATAAGTACCTATTTGCTCAGTGTTTGTTCCAATAGTAATACCGGAGACTGTACCAGTTCTTGTTTGTGTCTGGTCAGTTGCTACTTGGTTAATGATAGTACCATTAGAAACAATAAATGCTCGATCAGTACTAGCACCACCAATTGTGCCAACATTTCCTGCGGCAGCTTGGGCAGCAGCATATGAACTAAAAGAACCTACAAATTCTTCACCAATCTTATCAAATGTTCTATCACCAAATTTTCTGCGCCAGACATCATATGTAGGAGAAGTCGTTGTCGACGCAACTGTAGAACTAACAGACAATCCACTCACATTGTCGATCCAGGAACCCCACTTAGTGGTCATTAGATTTTTATTTGGTATATTGTTATCTATAGTAATAGTTTTATCTACTGTTTTAGAATCAACCCAAGTATCTGTGTCTGGCAATATTTTTAGCACACCAACAAATCTAAAAACACTTTGTTCGATGTTTCTTATAGTTGTTACACGGCTCTGTGTAACAAGCGCAACCTCGGTATATGGAAAAGATGATAAGTCACCAGTGGTAACCATATTTGTAGCTGCGATTGGCGAAAACCTGAATGACTCCATCTCAAAGATTGGACGAATTACTTGCTCATGTTTATCCACGGCAATGTTATATTCAGAATAAAGAGTATTGCCCAATGAATGATCTAAAAAGCTGTCGATGAAAAATCCATTCTTGAATCTATCTAAGCCGTTTTCATCTAGAATTTTCATATCTATAGCAGATTTTTCTAACAATGAAAGACTGTTATAATATTCTAGATTTTCGATCCGCTGTTTCATAACACCAATGTCTCGCATTGTGTGGCGAGCGTTGGTTATTTTCTTAGAGCTGGCACCATAACCGTCCTTATTTAAAATACGTGCATATGTAGATGCAATAGATGGATAAGGTGGGATGTAGATTGTGGCAACGCCCATCATAGAATCCGAAAATTTCGGAGTTATAGGAGAAACATTTGCACGGCCCCTGATGACACTAAATGCCCCATCAGACGTAACAGCTACAACGTCTCGACGGGCCAAATAGTAACTATAATCACAATAGATTAATGTACCCGGAGTTGGTATACGGAGACCATTAGCCTCTGAATAGAATAGATCAGTTTTTGCTGGGTTAATTGAAGCAGCTGCTACTGTTGTAGCATCGGCAGCAGAATTCTGCTTAACTGGTCTAAAATCTAAACAATCACGGAGTGCATATGTAATTCCGTTAACTTCAGAGATGTAATTTGGAACTTGATGTGTGAATATTGTTGTGTCAGATGAAGCATTATCATCTATATTATATGACTCAACTGAAAAATAGCCCACACCCTGTGAAAAGTCCGGCAAGAAATAATCTAATTCAATCAATAGATAATCTGTTACTTCTAGTTGACCTGTGCGGGCTGTAATACTAGCATGCTCATATAGATCATCTCTCTGACCATCGTTGATTATAAATTGTTGAGTTACATCAGCACCTTCCAACACACTAGTAAAAGCGGCTGTATGTTTTCTGATTTGTCTGATTTTATATAGATCAGAAACACCAAGATTAATCGGTGTGTTTACATCGGCCAGCAAACTGCAATCAATCTTTACATACCGAGATGGTTTTAGAATTTTCTTAACTTCCGCTGCCGCACTTCTGACACAATTAATTGACGTAGAAACATTAAGCAAATCACCTGAATCAAAAGTTTCATTCAAGTCAATCGTCAATGAATCCGAGTTGTTTACAGTAACAGCTGGTGGTAGTCCGTTCTTAGAACCTTTAGCATTTAAATCTATTACTTGTCCATTGATGAACAATTTAGTATATGTTGCAACAGTAACGGTCGAAGATAAATTAGTAACTAGAGTTAATGATGTATCAGTAGCAATTGTGGCAATCTTGTAAATACCAGATGCTCCGGTTATAGATAAATTATCTCCAACATTTAGTCTGGTGAAGAAAGTACCGGTGCCAGTTATAGAGTTTGTGCCAGACGTACCTGCCATCGTGCCTGTTTGAGGAACATATGTATCATCATTTGTGGTGACAATAATAGTTGACTTTTCGGCTGAAAGTAATGTGCCAGTAACTCCATAAGAATGATTCTCCAGAGCCGGATTCACATTTACTGTGAATGTACCAGCGGTGGCAACAGAATTAGATTCAAAAGTGCGTCTAAATGTAAATGTAGTATCCGAAATATTAGACTCATTCTTTACATTACGAATATTCTGAATACCAATCGGAAATATCAAAGAAGAAGAAGTAATTTCTTTTAAAACAGCTGATCCTGATTCTAAAACCAAGTCTGCAAAAAATACTCCATTAATGCTTACGGCGCGCACCTCGGCAAAATTGTACCCACTGCTAATTATGACATCGGACAAATACAAACGATAAGTCGTACCACTGTCATTGATCAACATTTTTACTTTTGCAGAACCAATCAATGTACCACTTGGTGCCACTGTTCTACTAACTTTAGAAGTTACTCTAGTGCCAGCAGTAGTGTATAAATTAACTATGGTTGCTTGATTCTGTACTACATATCCAACCATTTCATTGATCAATACGTATTTACCATATCTAACGGAAACGATTTCAGAGTTTACGTTTTCATATTCTGTACTTTTGTCGATTGGGATATATTTTGTAACCAAGTTATTGACTTCATAGCCCTTTACATATGCGAGACCTGGTTCTACACCGATGGCCAATTTTGTAGAATCACCATCATTGGCCAATAAATGCAAGCCACCATTATCACCGGTATTTAGATGTTCTCTGATAATTAGATTCAATCCGTGTACAGTATAGTCGCCTGATTCATCATATGTGCGTTTTGCTATTTCATCATAAATTCTAGAGTATTGAGTACGTTCGTTGGAAGTTTTTAGAGCACCTTCAACGATTTCAAATAGAAGAATAAAATCTGCATCTGGCTGTTCATTTATGTCTAACTTAATTAGATCTAAGTTGATAACTAAACGATCAGCACCGGGAGCAGCATAATTATAAGATCCTTGAGCAGGATCTAGCAATGAACTATCTAATTCGGAATTAGAAATTGATTCACCAACTTTAAAACCAACTCTATATGTTGGAGAACGATTTTCTGCATCTAGAACTAAACTCTGTTTACTAAATGCTATAAAATAACCTTTGGAGAATACAACTCCATCAGTAATAGAAAATTTAGAACCCTTAGAAGTTGAACTGACTGTATAGCTAGGAGCAGCAGTTGGACTACTAATTGCAATCTGTTCTGCTGGTTGAAACACATCAAAATCATCACCAGATGAAAGATAACGTATGACCAAAGCGTTATGTGTAGCACCAGAATCTTTTTTTAAGCTAACTGCCACAATATAAGCACTAACATTGGAACTAAGACCATAAATCGTCTGACCAACTAGATTAGAAGCATCGGTTGAAGAAACGATATCGGTTATCTTTACACAATCAACACCTGTGTCTATGTCAAATAGACCACCAAGTACCATTGAACCGTCTTTAAACACATGAGAACCAAACTTTGAAATTTGGTTCTGAAGGATTGTTTGAATTTGAGTTAGTTCACGAGCTTGTACGGCATACCCAGGCTTAAACAAGATTTGTTGGTGGCCCTTAGTAACATCAAAATCATCATAATATGGTGCTACATTTAAATTAGTTGTTGTCATTATCAAGTTTCTCTTAAAATTCTAGATTTGTGTGGGTATTAAAACTTTATGAACGTCTTAATACTAATCCCCTGATCATTACTAAATGAAAACGGATTTTCATCAGAAATGTAAAGAAGATCACCAGAATATTTGTTTACATCTGGAGAAGAAATTAATGCAATAGACGTATAGACTCTATTAGAATCTGTTTCCGCAGTCATTGCTCCGGTTGGTATAACATATTTAATACCAAGTTGCTGAAGATTTACGATATTACTGGTGAATGACAAAACCCTATATCTATTTGTGCCAAAAACTAAAATTTCATCTACAACCAAACCAATCGTATTGGTAAATTCTACTTTATGTATAATGATACTTGAATCATTGGTGTATAACTTTCCGGTGTATATGTTTTTTGGATTTTTTAATAGTCCAAATTGTCTAAAGTCTTGAGCCAAAAGATTTAAGTTTTGGTCTTGTCTAATGAAGGAATTGATCGCCAAGGTATCACCAAAAAGTTCTTTTACTGCATCATAACCATGACCATTTTCTGGTGGAAGAATCACATATGCGGCGGCATCGATTGGAGTACCATATGAAGCTCTAAATGGATCAGTGATTACTACGGCACCATAAGTATAACCAGTTCCATAACTATCAACGACAATATTTGTAATAGTCCCACCGCTAACTACAGCATGTGCCGTTGCTCCAGTGCCGTCGCCGACAATAGAAACAACAGTGGTGTCTGTATAGTTAGTACCCACATTTGTCACTTTAACACAATAAATAGCGCCCGGGACTGTAGTCTGTTCAACTAAAGATTGATCTGAATTAAAATCAGAAGACGAAATTACTGGTGTAAGTGTTGCTAGTGTACCATTTCCAACAACTGTGATGTTGGCATATGTGTATCCAGAGCCAGGATTTTCTACGACAATGTCGATTATTTCTGAATTATAGATAACTGGGTTGAAAACTGCATCAATACCATCACCTTGTACGACGATTGTGGTGGCATTATCGGCTGGATAGTCCAATCCTGGATCTAGAACATTAACTTGTACAATTGATCCTTGATAAACGATACACGAAAGTAGAGCAGATGCATTGCCGTATTTTCCAGTACCACCTATACCAGAGACAGTTAGAGTTGGTGCTGATGCATAGCCCGTGCCGGCATTTTCGATCCTAATACCAACGATAGATCCTGTGGTCTTTGATACAGAAGGAATTATAACGGCACCCCCAACGGAGAAACTCAGAGAATCCCCCTGTGTATAATATAAGCCTTGATTACTAAATGTTATATCGGTCACTTCACCACCGGTTATATCGGCGGTACCAACTGCTAAAGATCCAGTAATTGAAGATACGGTTACGGCTACACCAGCAGTATAACCAGTTCCGCCATTTGAAATTGTTACACTTGTAATTTGGCCAAATGCATTAACATTGACTGTGCCTGCAGCACCAGAACCAGTTGTAGCTCCAGTAACTACTATAGATGTTAACAATGCATCTGTGTAACCAGTTCCCGGATTATTGATAATTACGGCATCAATTGAACCCTTGTTGTAGAAAGAATCTGATAATGCTCTTTGTACTGGGAGTTGATTGAAAGACATGAATCTAGATCTTTTGAACTGAGGTACTGTGTACATATATTTCCACAGGTAGCCATCTGATGTCCTAAAAGTATAGAACGATTTGCCTACAGGTTTTTCAGTTGAAGGTGAGTCAACGTTATTGTCTAGACACTTGTACACATTATTGTCGGCTAAACAATAAAAATTAGTTCCGTATACATTCTTAGTGTCATCCCAATTAGCAAAGACAACACCAGATTCCCAGTTATATCTAGTAGTTACTAATGAAACGTCATTGGGGGCAATCTTCTTAATGTAAACGATATTAGTTCTAATGATCTTATTTTCATAGACCGAATCTAATTCTATAACTTCTGGTGACAAATCAGCAAGATTCCATGGTTCTACTTTACCAAGAAAATAATAGTAGTTAGTTTTCCGGTATTGTATATCATTGAATACGGTAAAAGATAAATCCGTATGAAAATCTTGTCTGAGAGAATTTGCCATGGTCTTTGGTTAATCTTAAGAAATTGTCAATGCCCAAGATACTGAAAGTGTATCCGCGGCATCTTTGTTCACCACAGAGAAGATTGTTCTGGCGAGCATAGTACCAGCGGTGGATGCATTAAAAATACCAGCCTCAACAATGGCGCCAGTACCAACACCCTGGGCGAATGTGGCATTAAATGTAACAACATTCGCATTTGCGGTACCACCGGCGGTCGTTAGAGCGGCTCGGGTGCCGAGGGCTGCTGCTAAAGCAGTATCCGACGCACTTGGTGCGGTATTGGTTGATCCGACGCCCATATGACTCATCACTGCAGCTGAAGCAGAAGTCATTCTAGAAGCTATAAAGTTCTTACCAACGGTAACTACTAAATTCGGAATTTTTCTTTCTTCTTTAATGTTACCATTTTCGTCTCTCAATACAACGGTTAATTCACCTGTTGCTTTAATGTTGTCGTTAATCATATTTACCTCATTGAATAGTTAGTGTAATTGCCTTGGGAATAGCAGCATAAGTTTCTGAGAAATATACTTCAGAATCATACATTTCTGAAGTAAGGTTTTCGGTTGTAACACCGGATATATCTAAATTCGAAGCTGTGACTGAATCGGTTATCCTCTTAGTTAGTGTTAGTAACGTTGTACCATCTATAATTGTTATAGTTTCACCCGGCAGAATCTTGGTGATCTCGGTGACTGTAAGATTATTTAATGCATCAGTTCCATATACAATTAGATCTAATGGTTTTGTGAATTCCTTAATAAGTACACCATCTGAAAGATTGGCAATATCTAAAAGATAAATCAAATCATTAGATAAAGTTCTAGACACATCGGTCTGTACGGTAAAATAACTCTGCTTAGAAAGCTTAGAGAACATCTTCAGCCCGGCCGGGTGGGTTATCTTTAGTACTTCATCATATTCTTTTATATCTCGGTTGGTTTCCACGGAATAGGAATAGACTTGATAGTAGTAATTATCCTGAAGTCTCATTTGACTATTGGAAATTTGTCCGCGGGAATCTTCATAGTAGCCGCGAGTTGTTACTACATTATTTTCTGTGAAAACTAATACTGCTCTAGATGCTAGCCACTCAACGATTGTCAGATTATCATTAACTTCTGTATAGGTCTTATCTGCAGATGATAGATATGAAATTAATGATGCACCAAGATTATCAGTACCCGATATACTTTCATAAACATCATCTATATAGTCAACAATATTGATTGTGTGATTATATACATCTGGATTAATTGAGACCAGAACAGAATCAATACTAATCTCAGAATTATTTGGTTTATTTGGATATGGTGAAATTGTTGTGATTTGTCCGGGTGAGTGAACATAACCATATTCTATAATCTCTGCTGAACTAATACCACCATCAACAGTTACCGCGGTAACTCGAGCTACAGTATCTTTCACTGTACCCGGTATTAAAATTACTTGGCCAGGTTGCCAAGCTTCTCCGGGTATTTTAACTAATAGTTTATCTGTAGATTTTACTATCCTCCCAGCAAAAGTTATAATTCTATCTGCCGAATATACAAATACTTCCTGATCGTCAATGACCTCTATTTTCTCAAATGATTTAAAATAGATTCTAGTTAACCCTCCGGAAATTTGCTCCGTTCGAATTGGTGTAATTGTAAAATAACCAAACTGATTATTGAATTCTATTGTATCTGTTAGTAGAAAAGTTCCAAAAAGAGTCGTTGTGGTTATAAATCTTTCCTGAACCCAAACACCATCAGAAGCTTTTAATATATTCTCAGAGGGATATGTAATGTCAATTTCCTCACCAAACATTATCTGAAAGATAACACTTAGTGCTCGGGCCGAACCTTTGGCTGAGTAAATTGCATTTAGAAACTTTATTAAAGTCTTTTTGTCTAATGCATTTGGATTTTTTAAATGATTGGCATAAGTAGAATAAAAATTATCTAGATAATTGTCTAGCGCAGTATCAACATCTCTGTTTTCTGACGTATAATTAACTATGCCAAGTGCGTTATTTCTCTCAGATGCATATTTATAATATACATCCATGAATTCCGCCAAAAGCGGATTTTCCGAAAAATTACTTGGTAATCTTTTTTCTAAATAGATCATTTTTTATACACTATTGTATTGACAACGTTGTTTGATACAATACCAATAGAAGAATCTGTAATATCTGGTTGAAGCGTTAAAATTTTATTATCAGAACAAACTATATCAGCTGAACTAGGTGTACATCTAATATAGATAAATTTGTTGCTATTGATATAAGAATATAGAGTAAAAGTAAAATCAAACGCACCAGTAGTATAGTTAATCGTACCAATAGTATCTATCAATGCTTCATCATTATCAAAAAGACCCAGCTGTTTAGTACTTTGAATATCTTTTATGTGAACGATGGTAACTGTCCCATTGACATTAATATTAAACTTCGTTGAATAAATCGACCCCGGCACAATTGGATTATCTAAATTCTTTAAAAATTTAACATTCTTATTAATCAACGGGGAAATTTTAAATCCAACTTTCTTGGTGATATCTACCGATTCAATTGATGAATTAATCGAAGATAATCTCGAGATTAAGTCAGAATTAATGTAGTCAGAATTAAAAACTGAGATATTGGACACATAATCATAAACTTTTATTTTAGCTTCAGATATTATTTCATTCTTGCCAAGTGTAGTATTGTCTGGGTTATACTTTAGTGTGGTAACAAATTCTACGTCTAAATAAAATGGATCAACAAACTCTGGTATCAAAGTTAATACAGAGTATTTTTTAATCTCGGGCATCAGAATATCTTTCTTAACCTGCTCGGAGATTACATATCCAGCGATTGGCTGTATAGAAACATATACTTTGCCATAGACTGGAGGCACATTCTTTTCACCACCCCAGACCGATATAGATTTTATGAAGTCAAATTTCTGTTTCAGAACAATTTCATAATCCAACTCTGTCACAGCGCGGTTTCTTGAGGTGTATGCTAATTTGGAATTATGTCTAATAGAATCAATATTTTCTCGTCCTGCACCACCAAAGCTTACCTGAGTAGTATTAACTAAAATTGAATCGGAAATAGAATCTGAGTAAAAAGTTCGGCAACCATTAGCTTCATCTTTACCAGATGGGACAATATATTCTATTGTCACTGCGGAATTAGTGTGTGGTTGATAACCTATGGCATTTTGACCAAAGAAAATTTGATAAAGTCCATCGTATGATTCTTGTAGATAATAAATTTTATCTACCAACCCAATATCAAGAGGACTGGTGGAAAGGGTAAATTCCTCCCTTGTCTGAGAATTTATCGTTTCTCTGACATAAACTTTAATTGTAGTTATATCAACATTCTTGTTGGGGATCGTAAGAAATTGTGTGATGGGAGTGATCACATAATTGTTAGATACTAGTTTTCCTTCTACTAATCTAACGCTGTTAAACACTGAGGTATTGCTTACCGTCGTAGAATAATAAGTTTCTGCACAAACGAATTTATGCGATCCATAATCGTTTGTTGATACAAATTGAGTGCCCCGAGGAAGACTTACGATACCATTGATCGGCTGATTATAGATAGTTATATTAACATAAGCCTGAGCACCAGATATGGATTTTGGAATGTAACCAAGTTCTTTGGCTTTAGAAACTACAGATGATCTTTTCTGAGCGGTGTCAAGAAAACCTTCATTGTGAAGCATATTAGCGTAATATGCATTAGTATGAGTATTATAAGCCAGAACATCTGCTATAGCATTAAGAGCCGAACCTTCAAAATTGTAATCAGAGAAGGCAGGGTCGGCTTTGATGTAATTGATCAGTGCTTCCTTGATCTGATCAAAATCTAGATTGACGATTGGTGTAGTTGCCATATTTTTCTCTGTTACAATGTTTTATTTAATGTTATTCTTCTATCTTATTCTATTGACTAAGACTGTAACCTCAAAAGGTTCTTGCAGATTGACGATCTCACCCTTGATTAAACAAGAGATTGCATTGGGTTGATCATAAGATACTACAACTTGGCTGATAACCACCCTAGGTTCATATCTAGATAAGTACTTATATACTTCACTTTCTAAAATCACCTTTTGAACTAAAGAACCAATCTCAAATAGACTATCAAATATAGGCGACTTGATCTCTGGATGAAACGGTTTATCACCGCTTTTAAGAAGTAGGAGGTTGATCACCGACTGTTTAACGGCGTTTCCATTCTTTTTAATCAATAGATTCTTAGATTCTGGGTGATTTTCGAATGAAAAATCAACATCTACATATTCTCTAGTTGTTCTATATAAAGTAACCATTTTTTAACCTTGTAGTTTCTGTAGTCCGGACCCGGCTTTTTTGTGATTCATATAGGTCAGTACTTGGCCCCTATTACCATCTTGGTTGAAAGAAATATGAATCCATGGATTACCCGTGCCAGTAGTTTTGTATTCTAAAAGTAACTGATCGAAAGAAACATTAGATTTAATCCAAGAGGCAATTTCATAGTAATCTCCCTTAGAAGAACCTGTGAATTGCATATCAGCTGCCATACCACGCTGGTGTTGAGAAGCTCCGGAACCTTGTCTAAATCCAGATGTAACAAACATGTTTGGATACTTAGCTTTAATCTTATCCAAACATTTCTCGGCAAGATTCTTCAAATTACATGCGATCTGTGGTTTTGTCAGACTATGTTGTTCCGTTATCTTATCATGGCTAACCGCGGCCTTAGAAGAAAGCATACCAATAGTAAAATATTTGGATATCTGAGCTGTATCTGGTATGTCATTGGATTTAAACATATCACATGATGACGGAACTTCTTCTTCTTTTGCTGGTGGGGGAGTTTCATCTTTCTCAGTTGGTGCTTCAGCTTCTGCTTTACCATCATCAAGTTGTTTCTGTGTTATCTCACCTGATTTAAGTTGCTCAGCATGTGCAGCATCAACAGTAGCAGCATCTTCATCATCGAATCTAACAAGCTCACCATCTAGATAGTTGTCAGGTAATTGCCGCGGATAATCCGTAGTCGAACCAGAACGACTTGATGGTGTATTAGGTGTTGAAAGTCCAGAGTTCAAGTTAATAGTCGGAGAATCAATATTAGTTGGACCACCAGATTGAACAGAGTTTATTCCTGCTATGCCCTTAATAGAATCACCACCAATTTTCCAATTAACAGAACCACCGATATTATAGTTAAGATTACCATCAACTTCTATATCCATGTTTCCGGCGACATACAGTTTTACATCTGACCCAACGGAGATTCTAGCCGTACCGTCAATATAAATGTAGCCGTTTCGCTCGGTAATCTGAAATGAATCACCAATAATCTTATTAACTGTATTACCAAATTTATCTATCTCAGTGTAAGTACCAGAAGTATGATATTGTGAGATTCTTTCGTTACCCGGAGTGTCATCAAATTCAATTGTGTGACCAGACTCTGTGGTATGAACTTTATTATATGGGTATCCAGCATTATATGCCGGTGCTGGTTCCGCAAATGTAGAACCAGAAACACTTCTCATTGAGGTAATTCTATTTTTATTTCTTTTAGATACAGCTGTATCCTTTGTAATTCTACGAGCTAATCTTGAAGTATCTTGTTCTTTCAGTAATGGAGTAAGAGGATACTTGCCGGCCGGATCTTTAAATCCAGTGGGAGTACTAGTAGAACTAACTTGATTTTTCGAAGCAGTACCAGTGTCAATTTCCTCTTGTGTTGCAGTTTTGTTTACATCATTCTCTGGTGCATTTGGTTTAGTAATCTCATCTGTCTTTTCTTGTTCAGCTGTTGGATCCTCAGTAACCTTCAGAAGTTTGGAATATTCAACAACTTTTGGATAATCTCTAGAGAAACCACCAGAATTAACTTTTTTGGTGACTGAAGACATAGCTGCTTCAGGTGAAGAAAATGTCAGACGACCAGCACCACCATAAGCGTTAATCATATATTGTGCTACAGCTTTTGACGCTATATCTGGATTGTTAATATTGTTTGGGTTATTAACTATATCACCACCAGATTTTGCTCCTATATTAGCGTAATTGGCTTTGAAAGTAAGCTGAATGAAACCGCCCCCGCGATACTTATAACCATCACCAGACGCAACATCTCCGTTACCATAACGGTTGGCATATACTAAGTTTGCCAATTTTTCTTCATTGTTAACGTATGTTGCAACTTCAGCATCAGACATATTTGAAAATTTGCTCGGGAAAACTTCTTTAAGTCTTGCGGGTGAGCTATATTTCATATTTTCTCGCACTAACTTAAATTGAGTTTCTTTAGCAACATTAGAAAGAATGGCAATCAAAGCATTTGGATCCTTGATACCAGCATCAAGAAGCGCATTGTACACCGCGGTGACGTTAGGACCGAACTTTGCCACCATTGCCGAGATGTCAAGAGGGGGAGTTCCCTCGACAGCTGAACCAGTAGCAATGGGTTCTCCTGAGGAATCTGTAACTGGGGCACCAGAAGAATCAACTAATACATCAGAACTTGCTGCAGAAACCGTCGCTTTTTGTGCCGTTATAAGAGCTCCAACTTCTTGTGATGATGGAGTTGCAAATGGATTTTTATCTAGCGGAATGCCTGCCAGAGAACCAAGTATAATTGGCTGTTGTTTAGATTCTCCATCCTTGAAGAATATGAATACAGTCGTTCCTTCTACATATTGTGGTACTGCATCACCTATACCAGATAGAGATGCAGAACTCGAAGACATAAGTGGGATTGCCCATGGGAGTGATTCTGTGGGCACGTCAGCGATAAATTCTGAGTGTACTCCAAATACTCTTACTTTCACTCTACCCAACTTGAGTGGGTCAGAAATTCTATCCTCCACAATCCCCATGTAAAAATTATTGTTCATAATGTAATTTCTTTTGCAAATGAATCGGAGACAATTTCCATATCCATCATGTGTTTGCCATTAATGATTTGGTGTCGAATGGCCGTGACTAGATACTTACCTGTGAAGTATTCCATGTTCGCATCGGTATTGATTTCCTTCTTAACGATCTCTGTATTCTTTGGCATGGTATAAGTAATCATCTGACCAACCTGCATATCGGTTCTTCCAAATACTTTAATGTTAAATTTGAATGCCCGAATCTGTTCTAGTAGAGAATTTCTCTGAAGGAAGATATCATGTATTTTCTGAGACTTATAAGCACCAGTCAAATAATCATTCTTAGCTAAGAAGTGGAGAGATGCTATTTTTTTCTTAATCAGACTAGAAGACTTCAAAGGCTTCTCATTGGAGTGATTAGTTTTTCCAAAATCACCAATGTAGTCGTAAGAAGTTCTTTTGATATTTTTGGTAGTCATGTCATATGTATAGACTACACCACCATACATACCAGCTGATAAATCCCGGATGTAGTCAAATGTATTTTGCATTTCTATTTGTTCAACAAAACTATATTTTTGATCTAAAGAAGCACCATGACCCAATGTAGTATCTGAACCTACGTCTGCATAAACATAGTCTCTAATTGGTTGATTAGAAATTAGAGTATCGATTGAGATGAATTCAAATTCTTTGTTGTTTTCAAAGAACAGAAAATTAGAAACACCCCGAGAATTAAGACTCTTGGTAGTGAGCCAATTTATAGTTTGAAGCGGCGTCCAAAATGGAGCAACAAAAGGGTAATCATTTGAAGTGGCGTCAGAAACTAAAGTCTGTTTCGACGCCAAAAAATTTTCGTCGGCAAAAATAGATTGAACAGTAGAAGTTATCTTACCTTTATAAGCCTTGGCAACCTTAGAATTGACTGAGTTTATAAGTTCAACAGAACAGAAGTGTAGAATATAGCCTGCCATACGTTTCTTATGAGCAAGACTAGATAACTTATAGATATAGAAAGTTTTTTTGATTTTTGATTTCAGAGATGGCGTTTCTAATTCTACATACAATAACTCTTCGCCAACCAACGGGAGTGTATTAATCAGGTCCAATGCATCGACCATGACGATATAACCAGACATTGTGTTGGAAAAAATGTCTTCATATATTGTTAAATCCGCCACCAAAGCCGAAACGTCTAAAAGTTTACCGCGAGCCTCAATCTCCAGTCTTAATACATTTACCTCACCAGGTACTGTAAGCGTACTTTTATAATCTGCCATAGCTTAGAGAATTTTTAAATTGAGTCACGAATTCGGACAATAGTTCTATTCTTAGCAGTTTAATGATTCTTTTCTCATCATTAAGTTTTTCTTCATATTCATAGAATGTGATTGGAATATATTCTAGATTACCTTCAATTCCGGGATTATTGGGTGGTACCCAAGGCGTTATAAATTCTTTGATCTCACCTGATACTAAATTATCTTGATTAACCCAATGTTTAACGGAGCTTGCATATTCGCCATATTTATCTTGGCAATATAGATTGAGTTGGTTAGCACTTAATGGCCATTCAAAATCTACATTGTGAAGTTCATTATACATCAAGATGACCCAATGAAATTCCGGTGACTTGTAATAGCCATATGCCAAAGACTCTGGAGTTTCTCCATCGGAAATTTCATACAAAGAATAAAGATCAGTGTAGTTTTTATACTCAGTAAAAAACTTTGATCTTACCGTTATATCTTTAGCTGCGTCAACTACACCATTGAATTCATATGCTGTAAATGGAAGATTAGAAAAATAACTCATTTTAATGTCCAGATGTTATAACTGAAGTTTGGCTGTCAACTCTGTTACGATCGATAATTTCGAGTTCTTGGAATTCAAGAGACATATCTACCATAGGAGGGAAACCGTCTGGTAAATTGCCCCAAATATTAGAATTTGGAACATAATTCACAGAAACATTTTTAAGAATACATGGTGCTATTCTTGGTATGGCGGAATTTTCTTCTGCACCTTTCATGAGCTTAATCTCGAATTCGGCTGGAAAGGTGTAGTAGAGTTTGGACTCATTTAGTTCTGGTAATGCATAAAATCTAAGAGTTTTAATTATTTCTTGGATAATCTTAGATTCGTTTTGGCTTTTTGGTGCGAGCGTATAGCGGAATCTATAGTTTCTGAAGGAAATATCTTTGAAAAGAGTTTCTTTTTTCGGATTAATTGCCTTACGATCACGAGCGAACATTCTATCTTTAGAAGTTACATCACCAACACCCACTGCAGACGAACCTCTATTTAGTAGGCCTGTTGCTAAATCATTTAACAAAACACGCATAGTGGCAGAAACACCACCGGATCCCACAGAATTTAAAAAATCATTAGCACTAGATAGACCATCGGCTGTAGTTTCATCATAATTAATTGATGTATCAACACCATAATCATTGGGCATCGGAAGAACTACAACTCTATCTAATCTAGATAGGCCTGGTTTCCGTGTCCAAGTTTGTTTTGAAACGGCTTCGTCACCATATTTTCTTCTAGTTTCGCTATCAACGAACTGCTCATTATCTTTTTTAGAGCCAAGATCCATCACCCTTCCATCCATGGTGGCGCCGATCTGAGTATTAGCTATCACAACTGGTCCTGTGGCGGTGTCACCCTGTAGTTTTGATCCATCTGTGGCAGAGTTAATGTTGATCATCATCCAGGCAAAATCATTACCGATTTCATCGAGATCCGAATTACCCAAATATTCAGGGAAAGACAAAGTTCTTTTTCCTTGAAGTGCTTGAATGTTTGTACTATTTTTAAAAACAGTAGATTCTTGACTTTGTGGGACTGATTCTGTAGCCATGGATTCTTTCATTAAATACTATCTCAATAAACTATTTAATGGTTAAAACTAAATGTCTACACTAAAAGACTTTGCCGCGGAATTAACAAATTCCAATATAGCCAGACCATATCTTTACTATGTAGATATCGCGCTACCACCTGCCTTGGTTGGAAAGATCGATCAGCGTATTGTTTCATTATTCTGTGCTGGCGCTGCCACCCCACAATTGAATTTCTACACCAACGATAACTATAATGAAGCAGGTATTAAAAGACGTGTGATCTATGACTACGACTACCAGGATTTAATGCTTCAATTTTATGTAGATCAAAACTATACTGTACAAAAATTCTTTGATATTTGGAAAGAAGCAATTGTAGATTCAAGAAGAAACTTTAACTACCCAGAAGAATATACAGCCGAAAGTATAGATGTACATCTTATAGATATGCAGGGGACAGTTAAGCATTCTTATTCATTTAAAAATATCTACCCCAAGATCATAAATTCTGTCTCGTTGGGTTATGGAATGAATGGGATTTCCGTACTACCAATCTCCTTCGTCTTTGAGACAGTTACTACATCCGCGGAGAAAATTTTACCAAATATGGTAGATATCACCATAGAGGCGAAACGAGTTGGAGCACTAGGGAATCCAGAAATACTACAGACATACAATGCACAATCGATCATGGGTGAAAATACTAATGGTCTTTGGTAACAATTTAATACGAGAGAATGAAATGAAACAAATTATACTTCCAACTTACACAACAAAACTTCCATCAACAGGCAAAACTGTAAATTTTAGACCTTTTACGATCAAAGAAGAAAAAGCACTACTTCTGGCACTTCAGGAGAATAACCTCGAAACCGTTGGAGAAGCACTAAAAAATACTATTTCTGTCTGTACATATGGAGTAATAGACCCAGACAAAACTCCATATTATGATATTGAGTATCTGTTTCTCCAAATTAGATCAAAATCTGTGGGTGAAGTTTTAGATCTAAGTGGTTCATGTGACTGTAAAGAAAATGCCACAACTAAGTTTTCGGTTGATTTATCTACGCTTAAGGTAGAACCAAGCCCAATAGAAAATCCGAAAATAAAGATTCCAGACACTAATTTTACCGTTGTGATGAGTCATCCGACTTTATCACACTTCATTTCAGCATTTATGACTAGTGATGAAAATTCGGGTACAGATACAGTAGCAAAATGTATCCAATCTGTTTACTCAACAGATGAAGTGTTTGACTGGACTCTAGAAGAGAAGATTGAATTTGTTGAATCTATGACTCCAATCCAACAAAAGAGTATTGCTAAATATCTAAATGATATGCCAATGGTTAAACTCGATGTATCTTATACTTGTAAACACTGCGGTAAACATCATGATCAAATAATGTCTGGGTTTGAGAATTTTTTTCTATAAGCCTTGGGTATGTTGATCTGGCAGACTACTTCAAGGCTATGCATTTGCTACGATACAGATTTAATTATTCGGCCGATACTATAGATCAGCTGACAAGATGGGAGCTAGATGTAGAAATGGCCATGATTGCTTCGGACATCGAAAAAGAAAATCTCAAACACTCTCAGAGTAACTAAGTTGTAACTAAATGTAACAGAGACGGAATGTTATTTAGAATCAATAACTTAACTGTGCAAAAAAGATTGTACAGCGTAAATTTTGAGTGATATAATTATTCTATAGAAAGGATAGTTGTGTTCAACTAAAGTTGAACTATATTCTATTCATGTGGACTTTGGAAGCTGTGCCTGCAGGTATTCAACAGAAAAAAGCTAGGCAACTAGCTACCCGGAATGCAATGGAGGGTTTACTAGAGTTAGTCTTTAGTAAGCCCTTTAAAGTATTCTAGGAACTTATTAATACTTATTGGCTGGATACTTCTGGAGTCAGGGCATTCGGTTACACCTCAGCCCTGGAGCTGGCTTCAGCTCTTTACCACCACAATAAATGTAAACAACCATAGTACTGCTTAGAATGCTGTAGAATGAATCTACTGGTACTGCTTTGATGGTAAAACCCTATTTGTGTCTAGCTGCATCTAAAGCGATCTTAGTACTTATAGTACGGACATTTGCAGCTGATGTTTTCTTGAATTCTGCATTTTCCAGTAGTATAGCTATTTTCCAGTCATCCAATGGTACTTTAATGAATTTAGATTGTACATGGCTAAACAGATATCTCTTTACTGCTGGAGCTACTGCTGGAAACTTAGAAAAGTTAGAAAGTAATTTCCAGTTCAGAACTAAAACCTGTTGTGTAGTTTTATTCACCGACTGTTTAGCTATCGTATACATTGCATCATATAACCTAACTCTCATTGGTATAGTCAGATAGTGGAAATTTACACCAGTAAATCCAAATTTATCTATACCGACTATAAATGACAGTGGGAATTTGTCATAGTATGGTAGAATTTCTTTATATTTTGGGTCGTAAGAAAAGAAAGTTAAAGTACCAGGTAGTAACCTATTGGACTGCATTGTATCTCTAGTCTGTGCTAGAAGGTTTGCTCTGTCAATCGGTGCTATAGGTGATAATTCCTTGATCTTTGTTTTAAACCAATCGGCTGATCTATCTGCTAGAAACTTTGGACTTTTCTTTATTTCTTCGAATATAGAACTTGTGTTTTTTGCTATCATGCTATTCCTAAATCTTCCTCATTAAGGACTAAAAAAGCTACACCAAGTTTTTCACAGTGTGCTTTAGCATAAGTCCATTTGGCTTGATTAACCACATATGTTGAAACTTCTGTGATCATTCGTTCTTTGTTTCTGTTTTTTCTGGGTGGGAGACATTGCGCTTTGGGTTTGACTTCTATTGCGTATGTTCTGATCGAACCATCTTTGAGTCGCATTTTTGCTAAAAAGTCAACATAGTATCTATGCATACTGTTGTCGATTGGGCTTAAATATGGAACTACTAAACCCTCGGAATTAAAACTTATAACCGCTGGACTTGCATCTAGCCAATTTAGCAATTTTATTTCCCAAGAAGATCTTGCTATTATATTATTTATATCACCAACATATTTTTCTGGATTTCTTGGTTTCCATTTTCTTGGTTTTGGATAGCGTCTTGTCATTTTGCCCACTTTATTCTACCAGGAATCCATTCACCACCCGGGTCTAATTTAAATCTTTTAGTAATATAACCGTTATTATACCATTTAGTCCCAGTAGCTAATAAAGACATTTCATTCTTAAATTCTTGACTCATTTTTCTATTTTTGCCGACAGGTATCAATTCACCGGAAACATATCTAGGATCATCTAAAGATACCCTAAAATTTTCATTTTGAGAATTTTTGACAACAACAAACCCAGAATTAATTGGAATTAATTCACCACTAATATACCTAGGATCATCTATCTGGACTTTTAAATGATTTCCATTACTATCTTTCACCACTACTTTATTTTCTGCTTTTGTTTTCATTAATTTTTTAGTTTTTTCTGTATGTTTTTGCCCACAGAATGGATTATCTTCTCCAAATCTATGAACTCCATACATTCCGTTATATTCTCCGGGTCTCGATTTTAACTTCCCTATTTCTATTTTTTCTTCTGGTGTTTTATTAGAATTAGAAGCTCTCATTTTTGTTTTTATTTCTGGCACCTGAGAAGAATATTCAAATCCATACTTATTTTTCATATTTTTCTTAAATGAAGTTGTATTAAAGGCAGAACTTGAAAAATTATCATGGCCGTTATACCAATTTGTTCTATTCGAAATATTATACTGTCTTAAAAATCTAGTTTCATAATAAAATACATCAAGCCCACATTCGGCTTCTGTTAAAGTTAAGTATATTTCAAAAGAATCTAAACCTTCTTTGTTAATAATTTCTTTTATTCTTTTGGATGAGGTTAAATAACCACCGGGTGTGAACAATTCTTTAGGTGTACATCCAATCTTCCATCTAGATCCAGCATAAAGCATCCCCGAGTTTTTGTGTCTCACGATGTAGAAATACGGCACACGATCTGTGTAATTTTTCGGATAAATTTCTAAGTTGTTCATATGAAAATTGAAGGTTTGGTCATTGCATATTTAATATTGTACAATGCCATCTAAGTGATGTATAATGTATTCATGACCACAAAGGTATAAACTATGGAACAACAAGACTACATTGAAAAGGTTGCCGAAAGCAACCACTACGTTAACAACAAAGAAATTCTTGCAATTATGAAAGAATATCGAGCTGCTTATCTTAAAACAAAAGAAGATGGTACCGATCGACCCACAATGCCACCAAGAGTAGCTGATGCTATTGTACAGATTGCAACTAAGATGTCTCGGATGCACAATTTCATTGGTTACTCTTACCGCGGCGATATGATTTCGGATGCCATTCTTCAACTTACGGCAAAATTCCATTTATTTGATCCAGAAAAATCGGACAATTTCTTTGGATATGCTTCTCAACTTTGCTGGAATTCTTTCATCGGTCGGATTAAGATTGAACAGAAACAAACTTCTATTCGGGCTCGGCTGATCAATGATAAAGTAACTTCGGAATTCATTCAGCAAAATCTTGAAGGTGATACTGAGGGTACGAATGCTTTTGTAGACTTTCTTAAAGAGAATGAAATTTTTGTTGATTACTATGAACAACGTAAAACTGCAGCAGCCACAGGCAACTTACACCCAGCATTGAAGCACAGAAACCTAACCCCATACGCAAAGGATAAAAAGGTAACTAAGGTAGAAGTTCCGGTAGAGGAACCAAATATTTTTGACCTAGTAAAAGACTAATCTATTTCTTTGGGTAATTTCTTGAATTGAAATGTGGAGTTGGATCAATTCCATTTTTGTAATACTTTCTATAAAGATGTTCGGAACAACCAGTCTTAATTGCTAATTCTTCAAATGTATTATAAATAACCCCAAAATATTCATGTTCCGATCTTTTCGTCTTTAAACTTTTGATTCTTTCTTCTTCTAAAGTATCTTTAATTTTATTTGGGTGATACTTACAGTGTTCAAAATGATTAGAAAGCATACCAGATTTAAATCCAGATTTATTGCAATATGGACAAATTAATGTTTCTTGTTTGAGACGTATGCCCGGAGGTTTCCTACCAAGTTTCCAACCTTCAGATAATAGAATTTCTACTTTGTTTTTGGTAGTATGCTTAGATAAATTATCTTTATAGACCCAGATCACTTTGTTTGATTTAAAATATTTAGATCTTTTCTCTCCGTGACTCACTTTTCTTTCTTCATTCCATTCTGTACTTCCAAAGGAATGATGGTATTCTTTTGGAACTTTCATACCAAAGAAACCATTAATTGTTGCCAATGATTTGTTAATATACATTGTAGATCTTACAACATTTAAAGATTTTTGAAATTTTTCTTCTTTTATTAATGCATCTTTTCTATCTCCGTGAGTGGAGAGAATTTTAGTCTTAAAAAGATGTGGATTTTCTTTAAGTTCAGATTTCCAAATAGCTTTATATTCTTTAGAACCTACTGATCCGTGATACCCATTATTAATTTTCTCCACAGAAGTAGAACCGATATAGAATGGTGGAAGTTTATTACCGCGGTAAAATGTGATATAAGTACAATAAATACTCATGCTGATACTCCTTGAAAGTGTTAGAGTCCATGGGTATGACTAGTACCGCGATGGACATTTTAGTTTACAACCACGTCTATTTGTGGTATAATGTTATTTATTTTGGAGAATTTTGTGCATGAGTAAAATTGCTATACTTGGTGATCTACATTTTGGTGTAAGAAGCGATAATCCAATTTACTATGATTACTTTGAAAAATTCTTTAAAGATTTCTTTACTTATATAGATAAACACAAGATAACATCTGTCATACAACTCGGGGATTTATATGACAAAAGAAAAACTATCAATTTCTTGACACTATATCAAGCAAAGAAGATGTTTATAGATGAACTTCAAAAACGTAGAATTACTCTGTTTATTGTTTCTGGCAACCATGATTGTTATTATAAATCTACAAATGAAGTAAATTCAGTTCGTCTTCTGTCTACCCCTAATATGGTTGTTATAGATGCAGGTCCACGTACTCTTACTATTGAAGACTATGAATTTGATTTTTATCCGTGGATAAACGATAATATAACGAAAGAATGTTATGAGTATGCACAAAACTCAAAGTCTAAGTTTGCCGTTGGTCATTTTGAGTTTGCCAAATTCCGACTACATAAATTTCAAATAGCAGAGTCTGGTGCAGATCATACAATATTCAATAACTATGAATTAGTAATATCTGGGCATTATCATACAATTTCCAGAAAAGATTCTGTGTTGTATTGTGGAACGCCATATGAACTTGACTGGGCAGACTGTGGTGATACCAAAGGCTTTTGGTCATTTGATCCGGCTCTGAATAAGCTCGACTTCATTCCAAATGAGAATACGCTGTATGAAAAGATAGAATATTCAGATGATGTAGACATGAACTATGATTTTACACAGGCAAAAGACAAGTTTATAAAATTAATCATTAAGAATAAAACCAACCAATACAAATTTGATTCATTCTTTCAGTCATTGCTTTTAAATAAACCTTATGACATACAGGTGTTGGATGATAAAATTACTAAGTCGGTTGAGGAATCTATGAATTCTACCGTAGAATTCCAGAGCACCCCAGACATGATTAATCATGTAATTGATCAAATGAACACCCATCTGGATAAAACCATTCTAAAGAAAATGATTTCAGAGACATATACAGAAGCACTAGAATTGCTTAAGGTTTAACAATGATTATTAAAAAAGTTAGAGGAAAGAATTTCCTCTCCATCGAAATGTCTAAAATCTGACACTGAGATCGATATTCAGATTGATGATCCTGAGATATTAAAATTATTCTTGGAATGGCAAAATTCTCAAAACCATAAATAGTATAAACAACTATATGAGGTTATAATGGAACAGCTAAACAAAATTGAAGTCTTTTATAATAAATTAAAGACTTCATCTTATGGACCTAGATTTTCTAAATGGGAACAAAATTATTTGAGAAAATTGATAGAATCTGCATATAAAGATCAAAAAACATTAGATTTAAAATGTTTTTGTAAGTCTTGCCCAAAACCACCAAATTCTGCACCTGATACAAATATAGATTTTTGGTTATTTCGTGGTTGGTCTGAATTAGATGCAAGATTAAAAGCTAAAGAAGCAATTAGTAAGGTAAAGAGGGGGAATTCACCATTTAGTCAAGAATTTTATTTAGAAAAAGGATTTACTGAAGAAGAAGCAATTTTTGAAGCAGGAAAAAGAATACCAACCAGAGCCGAATATTATATTCATAAATTTGGACTTAATAAAGAAGAAGCAGAAATTTTAGCTAAAGAACGCAAATTTAAAAATAATAAATTGGGTGCTGATAAAAGTGGTAAAAGAAATATAAAAGATTTAAGATTTACTAGCGTACTTTGTATTGAATATTGGTTACTTAAGGGATATTCTCGAGAAGAAGCAGCATTAAAACTTAAAGAAGAATACTCTAAACATACATTTTCTTTAATAAAATGTATCAAGAAGCACGGGTTAGAAGAAGGATCTAGAATACACAAAGATCGACAAATTAAATGGCAGAATACTTTAAACTCTAAACCACAAGAAGAAATTGATCTAATTGATTTAAAGAAAAATGTATGGACAATTGATTCATATTTAGTTAGAGGATTTACTCGTGAGAAAGCAATTGAACTATGTGCTTCAGCTATCATAAAAAGACAACTTGGATATTCCCAAGAGTCTATAAATAAATTAAAATCTATACTCCCCGATAATATTTTCAATAATGGCATGCATTCTGAGAACGAATATTACATATATGCAAATAACCGACATTACTTTTATGATTTTAGATATAAAGATCTGATAATAGAATATCATGGATCCGCTTACCATGCAAGTCCATATCTAGAACACGAACAACTCAACGAATGGAAACATCCATTTGAGAAAACTGGCTATAAAGAATCATATGAAAAAGATAAAATAAAAAGAGAATTAGCCGTTACTAGAGGTTTTACTTATTTAGAAATTTATAACCCAATGCCAGTAAATGAATATAATAATGTAATAGAAATTTTGAATAATAAATGTAAGGAATTTAATTGAAAACTAAAATTGGCAATATAGTAAATTTTCTTGGAAAACACCCAGAATTTAAAAACGAGATCTCTGTCAATACTCGATTTGGATATAAACTGATTGAAGCTGCAGCAGTAACTAAAGCTAATTCTACCTGGTTAACAATTAAAACTCTATTCAGAAAGATAGAATGTTCAACCGAACATAAATTGTTGTGCCATGCTACGGCCGAATTTGTGTTTGCTAATACTCTTAAAGTCGGTGACTTGGTTCACACAATAGATGGACCAGAAAAAATTATTTCTATAGTTGAATCTACAGACAGAGAAGATTTAGTAGATATTCAAGTTGCAGATGTAAATGAATTCTATGCCAATGGTGTTGTTTCTCATAATTCTACGATTGCAAATCTTATTACATTTGGTTTATTCAATCAGACGATTAAGAATATTAATAGGCCACAGATTATTAATTCTGTAAATCAGAAGGATTTAGTAGTTGAGATTGAATTTGAATCTCGTGGTAAGACTTATTTGGTTCGTAGAGGTATCAAGCCGAACATCTTTGAAATATTTGAAAATGGTGTCAAATTAGATCAAACTAACTCTGGTGACTTTCAAGAATATCTTGAGTTAAACATTATCGGTACTAATATGAAGACTTTTCTTCAGACTTCTGTACTATCAGTTGAGAATTACAAACCGTTCATGACTCTTCGCACACAAGAACGCAGAGCATTTATTGAAGAGATTTTGGATATTAAAGTATTCTCTTTTATGAATCAGATCCTTAAGTCTAAAATCTCAAAGTACAGAGAAGAAATTAAACTCATTGATCTTGAACTCAAGAACTGTTTTACCAAGGCTAAAC